CGGGACTGGCTGAAGGAGGGCGGCTGGCTGCCGAAGGACGATCGGCTGCGGGACGATCTCTGCGCGCCGGAGTACGGGTACACGCTCTCCGGGAAAATCCAGCTAGAGCGGAAAGAGAAGATGCGGGCCCGTGGGCTGGCGTCCCCCGACCTGGCTGACGCGCTGGCGCTGACGTTTGCCGCTCCGGTGGTCAAGCAGGAGTACGTCCCGGACTTTCGGCCGCAGGACCAGCGGGATATCTTTGAGTGGGGAAGGAGGTGAGGCCGCATGTGTTTCCCGAAGGCACCGAAGGTGGAGACGCCGCCGCCTGCGCCGACGATCGACCAGGCGAAGACGGACGACGCGGTGACGGCCCGGCAGGATGAGCGCAAGCGTCTGCGCGGGGCCATGAACTCCCGCACGACGATCTTGAGCGGGCGCGACGATCAGGGGCGCAAGACGCTCCTGGGAATGTAGGTGGGGACGATGGAAGTGAGGGAGCTTCAGAAGCGCGTCGAGGAGTTGGAGGAGGCGCGCAATCGCATCAGACCGCAGTGGGAGGAGATAGCCCGATACGTCACGCCGGGACGCGGCGTCTTCGACGACGCCGAACCCAATCAGGGAGACCGGAAGGACCGGGACCTCCTGGACGCGACGCCGTTTCAGGCGCTCACGACCCTCGCGGCGGGGATGCAGGGCGGACTGACCTCCCCGTCCCGCCCGTGGTTCAAGCTCGGCGTGACGGACCCTGAGCTGGGGGATTACGAGCCGGTGCGGGTCTGGCTGGACGAAGTGGAGCGGCGGATGCTCCACGTCCTGGGGCGATCGAACCTCTACAACTGCCTGCACACGCTGTATGCGGAGGTCGGAGCGTTCGGGACCGGGGCCGTCTATATCGAGGAGGATCCGACAGAGGCCCTGCGGGGCACGGCACTCACCGCCGGGGAGTACGCTGTGGCGTTCGATTCGCGCGGGATGCCCTCGGAGTTCTGCCGGACGTTCTGGATGACCGCACCGCAGATGGCGGAGGCGTTCGAGTACGATGTGCTGTCCGACGCGGCACGCAGCGCCATGGACAACGGCAGGCGCGGGCAGTGGTTTCGGGTGCATCACCTCATCTTCCCGAACGACGAGTTCTCTCCGCTGGGGAAGGAGGACCGCCCGGCAAGGACCATGCCGTGGGCGTCGGTCTACTGGGAGCACGGCAAGGAGAAGCCGCTTCGGGTGTCCGGGTACGAGGAGTTCCCCGTCCTGGTCCCGCGGTGGGACGTGGTTGGCGCGGACTACTACGGGCGCGGGCCGGGCTGGGCGGCGCTTGGGGAATCGAAGATGCTGCAGGAGCTTCGGTACGACTACCTGGGCGCGCAGAAGCTGGCGATCCGGCCGCCCCTGATGGGGCACACCACTCTCAAGAAGGCGCGCCCCGACCTGACGCCGGGGTCGCTGACGTACTACGAGGGCGACGTCGGGGTTCGGCCCATCTACCAGGTGCAGCCGGACATTCCTGGCCAGCTGCAGGCCATCGCGGAGAGCCGGCAGATGATTCAGCGCTTCTTCTACGCCGACCTGTTCCTCATGCTGGCGTCGAACGACACGCGGGGTATGACGGCCCGCGAGGTCGTGGAGCGACACGAGGAGAAGATGCTCATGCTGGGCCCCGTGCTGGAGCGCCTGGAGAACGAGCTGCTGGACCCACTCATCGAGCGCGTGTTCGCCATCATGGACCGCATGGGGCTCCTTCCGCAGCCGCCGGAGGACCTGGGCGGGAAGTTGCTTCAGGTGGAGTACATCTCCGTCCTGGCGCAGGCGCAGCGGATGGTGGGGATTGAGGGCATCGAGCGGCTGGCGGGCTTTGTGGGGGCCTACGCGCCCCTGAAGCCAGAGGTCCTGGACAAGGTGGACTTCGACGAGGCAATAGAGCAGTACGCCCGGAAGCTGGGCGTCCCGGCCGCGGTGATCGTGTCAGACGAGAACGTGGCGGCGATTCGAGAGCAACGCGCACAGCAGCAGGCGCAGATGGAACAGATGGCCGCCATGCAACAGGCGGCTCAGACGGCCCAACAGGGGGCCGGGGCGGTACGCCAGGCAGCTCAGGCCGCCGAGGGCGGCGGGCTGGGAGAGATCGCGGATCTGCTGGGAGGAGGAGAGGGTGAAGGGGTGCTATGACACGCGAGGAACTGCGAAAACAGGACGTGCAGGATTTGCGGGCGCTTCTCCATACACGGGAGGGCGCTCGTTTTCTATCCCGACTGTTCGACTTGACGAGAGTCTTTGAGATCAGCTACGTCGCGGGCGACGCGGGGGCTACGGCCTTCCATGAGGGGGCCCGAAACGTCGGGCTGCCCGTTTACGCGGACGTGCTGGAGGCGGACGAGGACGCCCTGGCGCTGCTTGGGGCGGCGCGCAGGGAGAGGGAGATCATAGAGGAGGCATAAGCGATGGCGGAGAACGATACGGGCGCAGGGGCGCCGCAGTCCCTGCTGGGTGGAGCGGAGCCACAGGGCACGGAGACACAGAGCGGGAGCCTGCTGGGCGGACCGATGCCTGCGGAGCCGCAGGGCGGACAGAGTACTCAGACCCCGGAGCCGCAGGGCGCGGAGCCTGCAAAGAACCTGGACGCGGCGACGCAGTATGAGAAGTTCACCATCCCGGAGGGGTTCGACTACGACGACGGCAAGGTGAGCGAGTTCACGACCCTGGCGCGGGAGCTGAACCTCAGCCAGGAGCAGGCACAGAAGCTCGTCGACCTGCACGTGCGGCACTGGCTGGGCTTCGAGGAACAGACGAAGGCGCAGGCGCGGGAGTGGAGCCGGCAGTCCATGGAGGACCCGGAGTTTGGCGGGCAGAAGTTCACCCAGAGCCTGCGGGATGCGCATCGGTTCATCAACGTCTTCGGTGGCGAGAAGCTCAAGGCTGCGCTCGAAGCGACGGGGGCCGGGAACCACCCGGAGATTTTCAAGGCGTTTGCCCGCGCAGGGCGCATCCTGGGCGAGGACCGCCTCGTGACCGGTGCGGGCGCTGCCGGAGCGCACGGAGGGACGTTCGCCGACCTGGCGAACACGTTGTACCCGAACATGAAGAATGGAGGTAACAGCTAATGCCGTATGAGCTTGGAAACGTGATGACGCTGGCTGACCTGGCCACGCGCCACGGCGGGCGGGACAACAAGGTCCTGCCCATTGTGGAGGTCCTGACGAAGATGAGCCCGCTCCTTCAGGACATGAGCTGGCAGGAGGGGAACCTGCCGACGGGGCACGTGTTCCCCGTGCGGGTGGGGCTGCCCGGCGTCCACTGGCGGCGCATCAACCAGGGCGTGACCCCCACGAAGAGCACCGTCACGCAGGTGACGGAAACCTGCGGGATGCTGGAGGCCGTGTCGGAGATCGACGAGAAGCTGGTGCAGCTCTCGAACGACCCGGGGCAGTTCCGTCTCACCGAATCCATGGCCTTCATGGAAGCGATGATGCAGGAGTTCGAGTCCGCGCTCTGGTACGGGAACGGGCAGCTGAAGCCGGAGACGATCACGGGGTTCGCCCCGCGCTTCTCCCTGCTGACCGGGCCCGTGAAGAACCAGATCATCGACGCAGGGGGGACGGGGAGCAATCTGGCGTCCATCTGGCTGATCGTCTGGAGCAACCTGACGACCTTCGGCATCTACCCGAAGGGGACCCCGCAGGGGCTGCAGCACCACCCGTCGGATATCGTCGACCTCGTGGATCCTACCGGAGGCACGTTCCGGGGCTACCGCGACCGGTTCCAGTGGAACGTGGGGCTGTGCCTGCGCGACCCGCGCTACGTCGTGCGCATCGCGAACATCGACGTGGACAAGCTGCCGACCTACGGGACGGCCGCGAACCAGGCAGCAGACCTCATGAGCCTGATGAACATCGCCACGAACCGCATCCACAACATCGGGCTCGGCAAGGCGGTGTGGTACATGAACCGCACGCTGCGGGAGGCCTGGGAGAACCAGATGCTGAAGAACTACCACATCCAGCACACGAAGGAGAGCGCAACGTCGAAGTGGGAAGAGGCTTACAAGATGATTCCCATCCGTATCTGCGATTCCCTGCTGAACACTGAGGAGAAGGTGGCGTAGATGATTCTCGACAACAACCTGACGTTTCTCACCGCGAAGGATGCGGCGGTCACGGAGTCCCCGGCGGTCGCGCTGGGACAGGGTGACCTGGAGGGCAAGAACAAGGGCCTGACGCCTTACAACAACCTCGTCCTGCACGTGACGGCGGCGGAGACCATCTCCGCCCCCATCACGGTGACGCTCGAAACGAGCGACAAGAAGGACAGCGGCTTCACGGCGCTGATGGCCTACCCGGCCGTGGCGAGCGCCAAGCCCGGCGATACGCTGGTCAAGGAGAAGCTGCCCTGGGGCTGCCTCAACTGGCTGCGCATCAAGCTGAGTGTGGCGAAGAAGGTCAACGCGCACCTGGCGTTGGACGTCGATAAGAAGTACCCGATGGTGTAGGCCATGAGCTGCTATCGATGCACGGTGCGCTGCCAGTGGCGGCGTCAGCTCTGGAAGGTCGGCGAAAC